TCCCGGCCACCCGGCGCGTTGTGGCAGCGAGGGCAGTGGACGAGGCCTTGGTGGCGATCGTGTCGGCGTAGCCATTCCAGCGGGAGACGGAGTTGGAGTCAACGGCGTTGGTGTCGCCGAAGACGATCGTTCCGCCTACCTGCATGTCGAGTCGTCCGGACGCGTAAAGGGCCATCACATCCGACCCGCCGTCGGAAGCGGCCGCGTTAGTGGATGCCTGGCGCCAGACGAAGCGCGACTGGGCATTGCCGGGGTCCATGTAGGTGACCATAGCCCACGGCTGGACGCCGAAGCCCCAGCGCTGGGTGTCGAGGTAATCATACAGGCGAATCTTGTCGCCGGTGGTTGCGCCGTGGCTGACGACGGACACAGCCGGATTTGTACTCCAGTCGTTGGCCAGCGTTGCCGCATAGGCCCGCAGGACGCTGTCGGTGCCATAGCCGGCGGCGCGGTGGTCGCCCCAGCCGTAGGCAGCGTCGGCGGTTGCCTGGGCGGAGAGGCCGGTGGAGAGCGAGCTCTGCGCGGCCGCCTGGGCGGTGAGACCGGTTGCCAGTGCGGCATCGGCGGAGGCCTGGGCCACGGAGGATGAGGATAGACCCAGGGCAGCCGTAACCTGCGCGGCCAATCCGGTTGACAGCGCGATCTGAGCGGAGGCTTGCGCCGTCAGCCCCGTGCCCAGACCGGCGTCAGCCGTCGCCTGGGCAACGGCCGCGGACGAAATCCCCATTGCGGCGGAGGCCTGGGCAGAAAGACCAGTGGACAGCGCGATCTGAGCGGAGGCTTGCGCCGTTAATCCTGTGCCGAGCCCGGAGTCGGCTGTGGCCTGGGCCAGCAGGGATGAGGCTACGCCGGAGGCAGCCAGGTTGCTGGCGACGAGAACCTGTTCGGTCAGCGTGGCTGTGGTTTCGGTGGTTGCCAGGGCGTTGGCGCCGGCGAAGTTGGCCGGGGCGACGATGACGCCGTTGGTGTCGGTGATGACGGTGCGGTAGACAGTGCCTGATACCGCCCAAGCCAAACCGGCAGGTAAGCACAAGATTACAGCGAGCATCCAAAATCTGTTCTTCATTTTCGCGCCTTTCGTTACTCCAAACTCACAATCTGAACGTTGCCGGCATCCGTAACGGATAGCCCGTAATGCGTCCCGCCCGGGGACACCATCGTCAGCGAGGTGTAGGCCGGTTGGGTGGTCGTTGCCACGATCTCCACCTGGCCCGTGTCTGCCACGCCGACCTTCCAATACGAGCCGTTCGGCGAAACCATCACAATCTCGGGATATCCCAGCGGGGATGGCTCCATCTGCCCGTCGTACACCTGGCGATACACTGTCACCGGCACCCGGTACGTGGTCCGTTCCGAATTGGTCGCGTCGCGCACTTCGATGTCCACATAGACCGACAACGTATCGGCCGAAGCAGTCTCAAATGCAGCAGTCAACTCCGCCGTGTTCATATCCATGGAGCCGGAGTAGTAAACATCGTCGCCGGTGCCCGTCTTCGTCCAAGTGGATACCAGGATCAGGTTCGATCCGGTTTTTATCGCCGTCGCCAGTTTGCCCGACAGCACCAGGCTGAACGTAGCGGGGAGTTCGTACGCCGTGGAGGCATCGTTCAACGTAGCGCCGGGTTTTCGAAAAAACAGTCGCAACGCGAACCGGTCGCCCTGCATGAAGGCCGGGGTTTCGATGATCTGCGAAGACGTTTTTCCGGACAGCAGCGCGTTCAATCCGCCGGGTTTATCCCCGTTGATGTACAGACTATAGACGCGGGACAATTCAGCCATGGCCTTTTCCCTTGTTTCCTATAGCCAGCGAATCAACCCTTTGTCTCAAACACGATCTCCGCCGGTATCTCCGCCGTCCACACCGGGACCGGCTGTCTGTGATTCGCCGCATCAATGGCATCCCGCCGGCAGGTCGGTTGCGTCGTACCACCCCGAAAAAGATAGACCGGCTCCGTTCCGCGCACCGGCCCGCGTAACAAGGCCACCACGCTCATGGCGAAGCGCTGGGCATCCTTGCGCTCAACATAGCGCCCGACAATGACCGCCTGCATACGCATGGACACCATGCTTTGATTCCAGGGTCCGTTCGTCGGTCCGTCGCCCGTGATGAAGCTCCAGGTGTTGTACATGTCCGGCAATTCGCCCAGGAAGGCGTTCCGGCCTTCCCGGCTGTTCGGGATCGCCGCAATCAGCGCCTCGAACGCCGCCCGTTCCGCCCGATCCCATGCCGTCGCATCGAAATTCACGCTTCACCTCTCACTTTTCACGACTTTCCCACACGCAACGCCCGCACCAACGCCCGATCCATCTCATCCTCCGCGATCCGGACCAGCTCCCGCCCGTTATCCGTGACCGCTCGCTCGATGAACTTGGCTCCAGCCTGCGCGCCCTTGGCCTGGGTTCCGGGGCCGCGATGGAACCAAGTCTTGCCGAATTCCTCGTGGATCCGGAATGCGTACTTGCCTGCCTCACTGTTGACCGGGACAAATATCTCCGCCTGGTTCTCTGTCGCGTGCAGGGTTATGGACCGCATCAGCCCGCCCGGCTTCGGCAGCGTCGTGGAACGCGGGTTGCCAAAGCCGTAAAAATCAGTCTTCAGCCGGTCCGCGTAGAACTGGGTCAGCATCACCTCCGTCACCCCGCGGCGCTTGGTCGCCTTCAGTGTCACCCGATCCCCGGCTATGGCGCCGCGCCTGAGAAACCGCTTGAGCATCCCCGTACTGGGCGAGATCGGCGCATAACGGACCGCCGTCTTCTTGACCAGCGCCCCCATCCGCCACAGCGCGCGCTTGAGTCCGCCGCGGGCATGGCCGTCCATGGCGGACAGATCCCGCAACGCTTCGCGCAAGCCTTCGACTTTGACCGTGGCGTCAATCACACCCAAAGCCGGGGAATCAAGGCTGGAAGGCCCTACAAACGGTTCGGGCGGCGGAAGGCGTCAGGGCAAGGATAAGGCGGAGATCGCCGCGCAGCGGTTAAAAGCGGCTGGGTTGCGGGCGTTTTAGTGGAAGCAGGAGTTATTCCTGCGAGTCTTCCGTCTCGATCTCGACGCGGAAAGCCGGACCCTTGCTTGCGTTAAGCCGGCCGATGGCGCTGGCCAAGTCGAGAAAGTTTTCCATGTTCACCCGCTTATTGCACGCTCGGCACAATTCAGCGCTGCCGCAGTGCTTCAGGCTGGATGTAATCGCCGTCCCGCATTTTGTGCAGATTACCCGCAGGATTTTTACTTCCCGCAGGTCGGTGATCTGAACGCGCTTGGTCATGCCTATGGCCGGGGATTCAAGATGCCGCGAGAGCGCGATAGCTGCTGTGCATATCTCACCGGCAACACGTCACTCCGCTGCGCTCCGTTCCTCAATCCTCATGTTCGCGTTGGGGCTACAGAACAGGCCGCACCTGTCCTGTGCCAGTTTCGCGTACTCCGGGTTCAACTCGACCAGCACGGCCCGGCGTCCGTTGCCGCTCGCCACGTCGCCCGTGGTCCCACTCCCGCCAAAGGGGTCGAGCACCGTGCCGCCCGCCGGGCACCCGGCGAGGATGCACGGCACAATCAGCGCGGGCGGGAAGGTGGCGAAGTGGGCACCGTCGTAGGTTGACGTTCCCACCGTCCACACGTCCCGCTTGTTCCTGAACAGTTGCTCCGGGTCATTGCACGCCTGGCCGCCGTCAGAGTGTCGCCCTGGCGCGTTGCCATGCACGCGCAGCGCAGACCGGGACGGGTTCGGCTCGCTGGCTTCTCTCCCTGCCGCATGGCTGACGTGCATCTGGCTGTTCGGCCCTTCCTTCTTCGTGCCGCCCACCGCCCGCTTGTTCCCGATGTTCGTCCGGTGGTTCGCGGCGGCCAGCGGCCCGGCGTCCGTGTGGAAATGCTTTGCGTCAATCCTGTCCTTCGATTCGAGCATCTTCCGCACGTCAGACGGTCCCGACTGCACCGGCTCCTTGATCGCCTCGGCGTCGTAGTAGTAGCGGTCGCATTTGGTCAGGAGGAAGATGTACTCATGGCTCTTGGTCGGCCTGTCGGTCACACTCTCCGGCATGGGGTTTGGCTTGTGCCAGATGATGTCCGAGCGCAGCCACCAGCCGTCAGCCTGCAAGGCAAACGCCACGCGCCAGGGGATGCCCACGAGATTCTTGGCGGGCAGGTTGTCGAGGGCGCGTGATCCAAGGTCGGTGCTTCCGCGATTCGTGCATTGCTTCGGTCCCCTGGCATCGGTGGATTTCCTCTGCCCAGCGTTCGCCGTGTAGGAGTCCCCCAGGTTCAGCCAGAGCGTGCCGTCGTCGCGCAAGGCGCGACGGACCTCGCGGAACACGGCGACTAGGTTGACGACGTACTCTTCCGGCGTCGGCTCCAGTCCGATCTGCCCGGCGTGCCCGTAATCACGCAGCCCCCAGTACGGCGGGGACGTGACACAGCAGTTGACCGACGCATCGGGCAGCGTCTTCAACACCTCGCGGCAATCGCCTGTCAGGATCGTCACCATGTCAGTCTCCAGAACCCGGAAGCCCCAACAAGGGGCTGGTGCCTACGTCGCTACCGCGCCGAGGCACAGCCCCAGCGTTGGGGGTACAATGCCGCACCGTCATCACCACGCCGGGCAGTCCCGACGCAAGGAGCGCGGCGGCGTTGCGCTCCCCGTATGCGACCAGCACACTGCCCACCGGAGACCCGCCGGACGTTCCGTCTGGGCGCTCGAAGCGCACGCGCCCACGAAGCCAGAGGATAGCGTCCGCATGGGCGCAGAGATATTGAAACCACTTGGCGTCGGGGCGGGCGTTCACAAGCGCCACGCCGTCGCCATGGGCGACGAACCGTTGCAGCCATCGGTGCAGCGTACTGTATGGCGGGTTCATCCACACCCGGCCTGTCCACTTCGCGGACAGGCCGTCTTTGGGGAGCCGGATGTTCCGGCGAGCATGGCTTTTCGGCCCAGCGCTCGGGTCCAAGTCGAAACGGCCAAGGGACGTCACGATGTGGGAAGGGGTGTAGTATTCGTCCGAGTAGTCACCCTTGCGGATGCAACCGGAAAACAGGTAGCGGGTCTTCGTTCCGCCACGGCGTGACTTGTCTTCAAACGTTTCCATAATCAAGAACCCCCAACCAAGTGCGGCACCGTACTGGCGCCCGCGGCGGGTCGGCGACGATGCAGCGGAAAGAAAGGCCAACCAGCCCGTCGAGGGTATAAATGCCCGCAGCGGTCATTTGACCCTCACGGCATTGTTCTGCGTATGTATGCTCACGATCATCCTCATGATTTCCGCCGCGACTTGCGGCACGATGGCGTTGCCGAGTCCGCGCAGTCGGTCCACCCGAGCGGGTATCCCTGTAGCCACTCGACCCACGTCGGGTTCAGGCTCCCACCAAGCCGCGTTCGATCCTCCGCGCTCGCAGCCCCGCGCCCCTTCGCCGCCCCCACGTCCGGCGTTGGGTACATCTTCACGGCCAGCGTGAGCGGTGGTGTTGACACCTTCCCCGCGTCCCGCCGCGCCGCCCATGCTTCCGGCTCCTCGTCCGTCACCTTCCCGGCTCTCGGAGTCGGCCAGAGTGCCGCCGCCGTCGGCAGACTGATTCCGGTTTTGCTTCGGTTCAGCTTCGCAAAGTCTGCCCCGGCCTCCGCCGCCCTTGGCGTCGGCCACATCGCCACCGCATTTGGCAACCCGTCCATCGGCGCGTGCTGGCCGCGTTGCGTCTGGCCCTTCCAGTCCCGACTTCTCGCGTTGGGCCACAATCCACACTCGGTCTCGTCGGTGGAAGGCACCGACGGCGCAAGCTGGAAGAATAACCGGCCAGACGGCGTAGCCTTGGGCCTCCAGGTCAGATGCACAACGGTCGAGTTCCATCGTGACGATGCCAGGCACATTCTCGCCAATGATCCAAGTCGGCCAGACAGCTTCAATAACGGCAACCATCGCCGGCCAGAGGAAGCGGTCATCTCCCGCGCCTCCGCGCTTCCCGGCAAGGCTGAACGGCTGGCAAGGGAATCCGCCGGTGAGAAGAGTTGCCCCTGCATGGCTCGCTCCGGGGAAGGTTCGCACGTCGTCATGGATCGGCACGTCGGGCCAGTGCTTGCGCAGGACGCGCTGCGCGTAGGGCTCGCACTCGCAGAAGGCGACGGTGCGGAATCCAGTCCATCGAGCGGCAAGAGCAAATCCGCCAATCCCGCTGAACAGGTCAACGTGTGTGAGTTCGTCATTCTTGTCCGGGTCGAGCTTCGCCTTGAGTTCCTTGATCCGATCCCTTTTCAACAGAGCCGTGACAACGTCGTCGGCCGCCTTGACATCGCCATGGCACTTTGCCGCTTCGTATCCCGGCTGTTTCTTCAGGTTCGCCAAGCTGGTCTGTTGCACGGTGCGGTCAAGCGAGTCGGGCAATTTCGTCGTGTCAATAGTTCGGCGCGTAAATTTCCCAGGATCGACACCAGTCTCTCCGCGTAGCATACGGTCTTCTGTTCCGGACAGGTTTTGTCTTTCCGGGACAATTTTTGTCCTGACAACTTCTGTCTCCTGACTCACGCCCCGAACTCCTCCGAATACTTCCCGACCGCCTCCGTCATCCTGTTCCGGTACTCCGTGTCCGTCTCACCCTCCTGCCGCTCGAAGTCCGGCGTCTCCGTCTGCGCCTGCTTCGCGATCTCCGCCTGGTCAAGTGTCTCGTCCACCCGCTCCGCCATGCACCGGCAATTCGGGTGGAAGCAACCGGCATCCAACGCCTGCTGATAGCTCGGGTACTTGTCGTTCGACCCGCTGATGCTGACGATCACCCCGTCCCAGGCCTGGCAGATATCGCAGGCGTCCCCGTCCACGTTTTCGATCTGGGCCAGGTCGTCACCATGCTCGATCAGGGCGTCAAAATAGCTGTCCCGCGCCACACGCTGTTCCGTTGTCCGCACCAGCATTTGCAAATAACGCGCGTTGCTCCAGGAGCGGCCCGCGGCGTCGGTGAATCGGAACGCCGCCATGTCGCCGGCGGCCGCGTCCCATTTCGCCTGGATGGTCGCATGGATCTCATTGGCCGTCATCCCCGAGAGCGAGGCCTCCCGGAACGTCTCCACGGCCGCCTGACGCAGGCGCTTCACATCCTCCTCGGCCATCCGGTCCGTGAACACCGCCGCCAGGCTGCGCCCATTCTGCGGGGCGACGCGCTTCCACATGTCTTCGGCGTACTCGCGCGAAAACCGGGTGATGTCGTTGCTCGGGTCCGTAGACGTCTGCTCGCGCACGTCCCGGATCGCCTCGTCGCGCCAGTCCACAATCCCCTTGCGCACCAAGTCGCGGCTCCAGTCCTTCAGCCCGAGGTCAAGCTGGGCGTAGGCATCCCCGATCCGCTTGTAGAGCGCCTCTCGATTGCGCCCGGATACAACCAGTTTCTGATCTCGTGCCGCGGCGTGTACGATCATGGCGACCCGTTGCCGGGCCTTGCGGATGGCGGCGTCCAACTGGGATACAGACACATTCTCGCGCCGGATCAGTTTGGCGAGCTTGGCTTGGGCGCGACGGGGCACGGGTTACCCCCTGGAAATCGTGATCTGGCCCGGGTACGCCAGCCAGGCCAGCGCATCCGCACAGATCACATGCGGATTCATGGGCTCCTCGGGGATCGCCCACTTCGGGCCCGTATACGTGCCGTCCGCCATGGAAGGTGAGGCTTGCAGCAAATAACAGGCCTGCTCGTACACCGCCAGGTCGTGCCGAGGGAAATCGCCGTCCGTTGTGGCCTCTTCCTCGATTCCGTCACAAAGCATTCGCGCAAGAACCCGCTTGGCTTGCGCCACAGCCCCCCCAGGCTGGTCCTCATCGAACCCGGCCCAGACCTCCGCCTTCAGGTGGTTGCCTGGCGAGAAATAGGCATTCGCTCCGGCAAGATCAATAGACATGTCGCGCCTCCTAAAAAGAGCCCCCGGTTGCGCGGATGGTCGCAACCGGGGGCCGGGGAATGCGTTCCAGGGGAAAGGAGTGCCCTGTTGCGCAAATTACTTCAATTCGTTGCCCTTCGCCTCCGGAACGGATACAACCTTGAATCCGCGCCGCTGAAAGGCGGGCAGATCGGGCTTGTTGCAGACCCGCCGGTCTACCGTCCCGTTCGGATTGATCCGCTCAATCTCGATCGGTTGAAACGGCGATGCCGTCTCGTTCGCCGGCTTTGGCGCCGCTGTTTTCACGATGTTCGTCTTGGGCGCGTAGACACCCTTTTTCTTTTCGTCAGCCATAGGTCACCTCATCGCCCTTTTGGGTAGTGCAGGGTTAACCCCTGCGATCTTGCAAGAGGCCGGAGTGCCCGGCCGCTTGCTTGTTCGTCCTTACGCCAGCACCGTGCTGTTCAGGTTCACGTCCACCGTGATCCCAGACCGATAGACCTTGTGGCCCGCGCGCACACGCCCGCGAATCAGGGTGGCGAACCGCCCCTGCGCCCGCATGGATTCGATGCTTTCCGGATCGATCTGCACCTTCCATGCGATCCCATCGCCCGCCACACCGGCGAAGCTGTGAATCACACTGGAAGCATTGGTCAGGTTGTTCGACATGAACACCTGGAAGCCCAGGAACATGCCCACCTGCCCATTGGCAAGCATCTTGTCGCCAAACCCACTGTTCTTCCCGGCGCCATACAGCCGGATCGCTTGGATCCCCGCGGGCGGCAACACAATGTACCGGCCTTCCTGGGGCGCATCCGCTGCATCCAGCTGTGCGCCAACCGAGGCGAACAGTTTCGCGGTGTCGGCGCCATCGGCCCCGAGTTGCCACGGGGTGGTCCCCGTCTCATAGTTGGTCAGCCCGAGCGAGGCGTGATCCGCGAACACCGCGGCGTCCAGCGCCTTCATCGCCGCATACGCGCCGCGATCGGCATAGAGGCTTTCCCAATTGATTTCGGTCTGGTTCGTGTCCGTGTCCTTGACCAGGATGCCGAAATACTTGTCCACGTTCCACGTGAACTCGACATCCGTATCGCTCGGCTCCGCGTAGGTCAAATCGGCGTCTTCGTTCACATCGGAGACCGTAACTTCTCCGGCGCCGACGATGTGGAACTTGCTCGTCTTGGTGTTCAGCACCACGTTGGGGTTGCAGATGCCGGCCGAAACCAACTTGGTCTTCAGCAACGCCACGATCGTTTTCGCCCACAATTCCTGTTTTGCATTCGTCATACCCATGTTCTTACCTCAGCCTTTCTCGCTCGATTGTTTTTCGATCTGTCGATCTGTCGATATTCAAAGCCCAGAAATCAATTCGGAACGGTTACTCGATCTTGGTGATTACCCCTTTCACAATCGTCAACGTGCTCGTGCCTCCGTCTGATCTCACAACAGCCAGCGTCGCATTCGTCACACTGGCGTCCGTTGCCGGCGCCAGGTAATCGGATCCAACGGCCGCCGCCGTCATGGCGCTCGTCCCGTTGCCTTTGACCAGTCCGGTCAACGTGACTGCGCCGGTGCCGCCCTTGGCTACAGCGACGACGCCGGTGGTATTGGCATGGGCCAGGTTCACGGTAACCACGCCGCCGGTCGTCATTGTGGCGCCGCCGCTGGGCGTTACCGCCAGACCGACTCCGCTCGATTGACCGACGATCACCTTCCCCTCCGCCAGGGTCACCTGTTCGGCGCCCAGGGCCCCCCCGGAATTCTCTTTCGATGTGGGGGTGTAGTCCGCTCCCCGCGCGCCCACGGCGCACAGCGCCACAACCATGCAAATAAGCGGTTTATTCATGTCAGTTTGCGCTTCCGGTAACCTTCGCCCAGGTGGAAGTTGAAACGGAAATCAGGGTCAGCGTGTCATTCGCGTCCCCAATAAAGGCGGCGGAAAGCGCCGCTGTTCCCGAGTCGGCAATGCCGATCAGGTTGGTGCTGCTGCCCACAGCGATTACCGCCAGGATCCCCGCGCGATCCGGAGCCGCCAGCGTCACGGTGTTCGTTCCGTCCACCGCGTTGGCTATGCCCGTCAGGACATTCAACCCGGCGCTGATCGTCACCGCCTGACCGTTCGTCACGCTTTGCGCCGTCGCCACGTTGAGCGCGTCCTGTTTCGAAGCGGGCGTGTAGTCCGCCAGAACAAATCCGCACAACGCCGCCAAGCACATGAAACCTGATACCATTTTTTTCATTGTCTGCTTCACCCTTTCGTTCGTTACTTCAGTTTGTCCGCCTGCGCCCAGATTTTGTCCTTGTTCGCCATGAACTCGGCATCGCCCATCTTCTTCACGCCGTCCAGCGTGATGGCGCCACCACTGCTTCCGCCTGGTCCGTCCTTCGGCGGTGTGCCCGCGCCGCCGCCGTTATCTCCGAGAATCAGCGCCTTGTTCTTGGCCGCGAAGCCATCGATCAAGGGCTTGATCGTATCTGCCACATCGAGGTCATCGTCACCGACATCGGCAAAGGTACGCTCCAACGCCAACCGCACCAGATCCTGGTCAACGCCGTCCATGAGCTTCAGGCCGGACAGAATTTTTCCGATCTTGCCGTCCCGGACGCTCTTTTTCCGATCGGCTTCCGCCTTCTGGATCAGTGCATCCTTCTCCGCCAGAGTCTTGTTCGCCTTCTCCAGGGCTTTTTGGAGCTTCTCCAGCTCCGTCTTCCCTTCGTTGCCGGCTTCGGAAAGTTGCTGCTCCAGCTCCGCGACCTTGTCCCGCGCCACTTTCAGGTCCGACTCGGCTTTTTTTCTGGCCGCTGCCGCCGCCGAATTCGCCGCCTTATCAGGGTCGTAATCCGCCAGAGCCGCCCGCTCCTCGTCCGTCAACGTTTCGCCCTTAGCTGCCTTCGCCAACAATGCCTTGATGTCCATGTCTCTCCTGGTGGGGTTACGGGGTCACCATGATCCCCGATCCCGGCTGATCCGCCCAGCCGGTCAAGCGTCTACAAAGAGCCCGGTAATCAATCCAGTTCCACCCGGCGCAGCCTGCGCAGTCGGTATTCGATCTGCCGCGTCAAGTTCTCCGCCGCGCGCCGGTCGGGCACCAGTTTCTCCAGCTTACCTATCAGATCGGCGAGCATCAGCAGATCATTAACCTGCGGTTCAAACTTGAGCGTCAGTTTCATCGCTTGGGGGCAAACGGGATAGTTCCGGAGGGAAAGCCGGCGGCTCGTAGGTGTCCACGGCCTTGATCGCCGGCTGCAATTCAGCGTCCGGGATATTGAAGCGCTTTGCCGCCGATCGCAGGGCAGCCTTCGCCAACAACTTCTCTCCTTCAGGCGGCAGCGTCAGGCCGCCCGCCTGTGTGATCGCCGCGATATCGGCGGAGAAATCGGTCAAATCGAACTTCTTCGCATACGTCGGCGCATACGGATGGAAGATGGGTCCGCCGATCGCGCGACTCAATTCAACCAGTTTCAGCTCGGCTTCCTCCAGCACGGTCGCGCGTTCTGCCAGAACAGCCTCCGTGTCCAGATGGTCCCATTGCTTCGCCTCTGCGCTGGCTACCTGTCGGCTCTCGGGCACCTTCATCGCCAACCCAACGATGTCGTAGAGATCGCTTTGACGCCGATCGATTTCCTCGCGAATAAATTTCAGGTCGGCTGTTGTCGGGGTTAACCAGCGCGTAATGCTTTTTTCCTCTGGAGTCTCGAAGAACGGATGACCCATCCCGACCTTACGCCGGACCTCGTTGGCCTCAATCTTGTCGCCTGTGAATGCATTCCGGAACGACTCCGAAACAACCAGGGAAGGAAACACAGTCTTAAAAATGGCGGTGTCGAGCGAGGAATGCAGATCCATGATGGACCGCTGAATCCGCTCGACATCGTCAAACCACCAGGACGCGCTGCTCGGTATCCCGATTGGAACAAACGGGACTCCGTTGTACCCGGATGCAGACTCCGTGGCCGTGGAAAAATCTTTTTTCTTGTCGTCGAAAACCAGGCGCGTCACCTTGCCTGGCTCATAGAGATAACGGCACTTTTCGGAATGCGCTGCCGTTCGGGGGTCGGCATTGGTGTATTCCTCGCGTTCCAGCAGCAACCAGGCAAGGTTCCCCTTCGCATCCAAAGCCCAATCAACGACCTCGATCGGATCGTATAGCTGCCAATAAACCCGATCTCCGGACGACTCAACGGCCGCCCGCGATCTGGGGCCCTGGGTACTGGGCCGATCCACCCCCACCCAGCACCAACGCCCCGCCGTCAGGAGCCCGCTTACCTCCCCCATGAACTGATTCAAGCTCATTCCGGTACGCGTGACATCCAGCGCCCACGGGACATCGATCCCCTTGCGCGCGGGTTGAGACTGAAAAACGTACTGATTGATTTTCGTAGCGATCCGCAGCGCGTAATTATTCAAGAACGCCCGCTGCAACCGCCCCAGCGTTGCACTGGTGCCGTTGTTGTAGAACCGATGCTCATTTAACGGCTGTCCGGCATCTCCGGAGAAATCCACATCGCTTTCCGACGGCCAGCGGCTCAAACGTTCCGTGATGTAGGCTTCTCCGCCATGGTAGGCCAGGAGATTGATCCGCAGTTGTTCGCCGCGCGCCACGAGCACGGCATGTTTGCGTGTGGCAAGGATGTTATCCATGCCAAAAGCCGGAGAATCAAAACAGCCCGCTTCCCGCGCGCCCATCCAACTGCATGACCATGTAGCGCACGCAATCCATCGCGTGGTCCCGGTCCTTGACCGGCTCTTCCTTGGCGTTGCGCCCCTCGCTGGGCGGCGCCCAGGCGTAATCGCTGAATTCTGCAATCGTCTCCGTGCAGCGTTCATGCACAAATAAACGCGGGCGGCCATCCGGCTGAATCTTCAGCCGCTCCTTGACCGCCTTAATACCCGCTTGAACCTCCTTCCGCGCCGCCGCGGTCCAGATGCCGGCAGCGTGCAACGTCGCCCGATCCTCCGCATCGTGATCCGCCACCGTCCAGAGAAAGGATCCGGAATCAACGGCCTTAATGGCCCTGGCGTGTACCTGCACCGTCTGCTGCCGCACGTAGCGTTCGTCAGTGATCCAGAGGCGCCCGTCCGAATCAATGGCCCCCCAGAGGCAGACAAACGGGTTGGTGTAGCCGAAGTCAATGCCCCGCACCTTGCTCCACTGCTCATGCCCCGCCGGCAACGGACCGTCCCAAACGTGTACCGCCTCGTCAAACTCGTCGTACACAGCGCCTTCCGCCTCACACCATTCTCCCTTGAGCATCCGACGACGCTGCACGCCCGTCAGAGCCTCCAGCGTCGTCATGGTGTCCGCCGGAAGATGGGGGTTGTCGTAGGGTGTCCAGTGTTGACGCCGCCATGTCGTCGCATCGTCCAGCGGGGTTCCTGTATCGGGGTCCTGGTGCAGTATCCCGGCCTTGTAGAGCCAGTGCCGTTGGTTCTTAGGGTTACAGTCGAAGATTGCCTTCCGAACCGGAACGGCCGCATGAGCCAGCCGCGTGAGAACCGTCGTCACTGTGTGCCATGACAGCTGTGTCGCCTCGTTGAAAAAAACATGGCCATACTCCGTGCCCAGAACTTTATCCGTTCGAGCGGCATCGTCCAGACCTTCGACTCGCAAGAAACTTCCGTTGCGATGGTGGATCTCCAGGTCGGAGTCACGGAACCGCCACTCACGCCGCCCAGAAAGCAGCTTGCGCAACGTGTCGTTGTACAAGCTGTCCTTCGCATGGTCACGGTGTTTACGGGCCAGGAGGATAGGGGTTCCAGGATATCTGGCGGCCTCAACGGCGAGCCAAGCACAGACAAGGGCGGTCTTGGTGGACCGTGCGCCGCCATCGAACAGGATTCGGCGCACGTCCGGCGCTTCAAGGATTTCCCACCAGGCCCGCGCCTGCTTCTCTGTCAACTCGATCATGTCTTCGGTTCAGGAGGTCGAACCACGACAAGAGGGCCTCCATCCGCGCCGGTCACCTCTGTACGATCGGTGAACAGTGCCAGATATTTACCCAGCAATTCCAACGCTCGGGTCTTATCGTGCATCTTCACACGCACGCCAGCCTCCGTTTCCGCAATCTCCGCCATCGCTGCGCGCTGGTCTTCGGTCATCGCATCCGTATCCGTGACCACGACCCGACCCGACACGACCCGGACAGAGTGATGCAGTTGAGAGAACGCTATCCGCGCCAATTCGGTAAGAACCCGCTGAATGGTAACATCGGATTTATCCGTGATGCGTTTGACTTTCTCGTGGACTGCCTGTTGAATCTCGGGTTGCTTGAGCAATCGGTAAGCAAAATGACGGGCACATTTCGACGAGTACCCAGCGCGAAGGGCAGCCTGGGTGCCGTTGAAATCCTTCACGTACTCACGAATGAAAGCTTGTTGACGTAGAGTTGCACTCCGCTTCATGCAAAAAGCCGTTGATTCAAGCAGCCAACTCGGCAAGAAGATTGACTACTGATGCCAGAAGTGCTGCATTTCAACCAAAATCCATGGTGAGCTGGTTCGGGAATTGCCATGCTTCGACGATCTGTTTTTCAAGACCAGCAATCGCCTGTTTTTCATCGGTGATCATGTCGGCCACCGATTTATCGGTTTCTGGATCCGGCTGTTCACGCAGCGCTTTTACTTTATCTCTGAACGCTCCAAGAATATCGCGCAGGTTGGCTTCGTGGGCGGCCTTGGAAGCCAGCAATTCCGGTAATCGTTCGAGGTTCGTCTTGCTCATACATGCCCTTTCTTTTTCCGTTGTTTTTGTTTGAACACAGTCGCCTTAAAAAGTTGCTCCAAAACAGGAAAGTGTCGGACCGCCTTTTTGACACGGGCATGGACAGCCTGAATCGTGAGTCGCCGGGTCAACGTCAGGTTTAACCTGGCAGCGATCACGCTGTAATGCTCGCCTCTCATTCGTGCGCTGACGATCTCCCGTTCAATCATGCCGAGCCCCCAGAACGCTTTGAGCAGGTGAATGGCTGTATCGAACCGTGGATCGGTATCCTCCAGCGGTTCAGGCGCCGCGATAAACGCAGCGACTTTTTCCACACTGACGAAGGTCTGGCCATGGTTGTTAGGTAGGTCAGACGGACCTAGACAAACCTTGCAAATTGCTCGTCTTTTCCCGTTATGTAGACATTTGTGACATTCAGGCATGGCTCAATTCCTCCGTGTAGATTTCGATGCGCGTCCCGATCTCCCCTGGTTCCTGCGCGTATTCCCAAATCCATCCGTCCCCCTCAGAATCTCCGCGGCGGCCGAAAGCGGCAGCGATTGCATCGCGCAGCGCTTTGTATCCAGATGGCAGGTTGTCGCTGTCCATGGTCCTGCCGCCGACCCGAACGATCCGGATATGCAGCGTGCCAGCAGGATCCTCCAGCAGATCTGCATTCCGGTCTTTTTGCTCCAGTGCCCGTGCGCCGTCCGGTTGACACTGACGGGGCGAGCGTAGGGTAGCCAGAGCGTCAAGCTGGGCTCGGACCTGGTCCTGGTAGGCTGGGGGCAGGTCGTCAAGTTTGATGAGGCAGCGCGGCATGTCATCCCACCCTCCAGGTAGTTACTCCGCAGAAACTGTAGCCACCGGGACTCAGTAACCCCCGTGCTATCCCCCCCTTCGGGGGGGAGGGGGATAGCCGCGGTGTTACTTCGCTGAGACCGCAACCGACTTTTTGCGGAGTTACGGAGTTACTTTTTGCGGAGTTACTTTTCATATTTCTAGACCCTTCTGTTTCTTGGCCTCACGAGCCTTGATAATCTCTTCGACGCGCTTCATTACTGACCCGTCTACAGGACCGACAAGGAATACCAATCTCGTGCCGTCGTGGGTCCGCACCTCTTCAATTTTTCCATCATCAACGGCCGCCGTGATCGCGGAGCTGACCTGCTTCTCGTATTGGTCCTCTGATCCGATGTCGGGGATGCGGCGCAGGCATTCCTCCTTGAGCTGGGAGCGGGTTCTGACGCACTCACCGGCGATTTCCACGGCGGAGGCCCTGGCTGTGTTCCAGTCCTTCTTCGGTCTGCCGGTTGATTTAGATGCAGATTCGTCGAACATTTCCTTGGTGTCCGGTTCGCGCCAGCAGATGACGCCGGGTTCCTTTGAGTGAGCGATGGACTTAGCATAGATTTTTTGCCATTCACCATCCTGACCCTCCTTTCCCCAGCGCACGCGGCCGCCGCGTTTGCCGAGACAAAGTTCAAAAAGAGAATGCGAGCCTTTGGACAGGATCGCCATGACGGCCCGCGCCCAGTTCGCCCAGTCCGCTGCCCCTTGCCCGAGGTAGGCCATGTCGCCAGCCTTCCACCCATCGGACTTGTCGTCCCCGCGTGGAGGCTTGTTGGTATGGTGGACCAGGATTAGGCCGACGTTGTGGCGGTGGATAACCGGGTTGAGGATGTTACGGCAGAACAGAGTCACATCCGCCTGTTTGAGTGCATCTCCACCCAGGTAGGCCAGCGCCGGATCCACGATCACCAGGTCGGGGTGATGTTTGGCTAAGAGTCGATCGAGGATCAGCCCGAAGTCGCGGCCAGTGCGGGAGTCTTCGCAGACAACCTGGATCATCCCGGCGATCCGCTCGGGATCCGTGTCGGAGAGTTCTCCGGACTGCATCAGCCCGTGAATGACTCCGTCGCGCATTTCGGCTATGTCGCCGTCGTCATTTTCGGCCTGTACCATGAGAATCCGCAGCGGCCTGGCCGGCTCGATCCCGAAAAACGGCTTACCGAGACACCACAGGAAGGCCGCCTGCACGACACAGGCAGACTTGCCGACGCCGGTCGGGCCCACGAACAGCAGAGCCCCGCCGCGGCACAGGAATCGGTACTTGAGCAGCTCGCCCGGATCACCAGGCTGCGGGGTGGCGTAGTCCATGATCGAGCGAGCAATAGGAAGCGGATCCGTGTCCGCCTTCATTTCGGCCTCCCATTCGGCCCAGGACGCGGCGCCGCACGGACCGGACAAAAGGTATTGCTTGCGCTCTCCACGCGCCACGCCGGGTAGCCTGGACAGCCTGGCTGGGTTGCGGCACTGCCGGTCCACCTTGAAGCCGTTACGATCCAGGACCCGGAACAGGAAATCTACACGATCGCGGTAGAGTTTGGCGTCCTGACCGGCATCGATTTTGACAATGGCGTGGATCGACTTTCCGCCGGAATGCACGAGCGCCGCGCAAGGCAGGTTCAACGCCCGGATGACGGCGATCTGCTTGTCCAGCGGTAAGATATCCGATTCAGCCAGAACGTGCCGGTGATCCGTGACGTTCTCATTCCGGACTCCCTTACCGTCCATCGGGTTCAGACGCACCCAGGCGCCGGCTTCGGGCCGCCAGGCACCGAGTGCCTGGGACACGTCGCCCTGGTGCTTGCGACACGATGCAACAATTTCCTTAACCGTGCGGCCGTAGATTCCGCGGCTGCCTGGGATCCACTTTCCTTTGTCGTGGTAGGCATCCAGGACGTACGCGCAGATTTCGTCCGGCCGGTAGAGGGCGGAGAGATAACTGACCAGGTCGCCTGTGGGCCAATCTGCCCCTGGTTCAGGGATGAGTTCAGGCGGCAGATGATCGAAATCGATGTCAGGCTCATCCGGGATTGGCTCCCGGGCGGTCTCCGCGGTTCGTGGGTGAACACGGTGCTCGTCCCTCATGGGCGGGATCAGAGTATCCCAACCGAGTGTGGCAGGAAGGCCTGGCGGTGGATCGGATGGGAGGCGGAAGGCTGGTTTGTCTTCTTTCGCCCACTTGACCAGTGTCCCGAGTCCGGTGCGGGGTCCGCCATTGCGGCCGAAGGAATCCCATTTCTGGCGGCAAACCCGGTCATGGGATCGATTGTCGTCTGGATACCAGCTCGCCCAGTCCTGCAGCGAGCAGCCGGACTCGTGGAGCGCCATCCCGACGGCAACCCACGACTCGTGCGAAACCGCGCGTGCGGGGGAGAGTGCGGCCAGGCAGAGCAGGGCCTTGTCACGGTCGTTCATGGTGCGGCTGCCCTTTATCCCCTGGCTCGCGTATGGCACATATGTAGTATCGTTGATGCATGACTACGCCACTCTCCTCCACCCATTCCGGGCGATATCATCAATCACACCTTTCGCCTGTACGAACGTCATCGCGCCGGCGTTTTGATATCCAAACCGTTCCAACAACTTGACTTGCTTTGGGCTGGCCAGGTTTTCGCGACGGCGCCTGATGATCTTGTCCAGCAGCATCGAGGCGAAACCTTTGTTCGGAATCCGGTCCGGCGCGAAGCCGAATCGCACCAACATCGCAATCTGCTTCTCCGACGCCGGCGCCGCCTGCCAGGGCATGACCGGCTCGTACTCCTCCAGGGCCGTATCATGCAGCGACAATGCGAATTCCAGCGGATCCACGGTACGCCCGGCTTTGCGCTGATTCGCGCGTAGCTCGCGGGCCAGCGCCTCCTCTCGTTCCTTCTGGACTTCTTTCTTCGCCTGGGCTTCCAGAAACTCGAGGTCGGACTGTTCGGCATCCGGATTTCCGGCGGCCGCCTCCTGCATCGCCGTCATCTTGGCGGCCACGTCCTCCTTCTCCGCGACCAGGGACGCTGGATGACAGAGGTCGTGCTTCGCCGTGTGCCAGAGGAAGTCCATGACGAGCAAGTCCGGCTTGTCGGCGTAAAGCCGTGTCCCGCGACCGATCATCTGGGCGTAAAAAGGCCGGCTCTTGGTCGCCCGGAGCACGATCACGCAATCCAGCGGCGGATGATCGTAGCCCTCATTGAGCAGCATCGCATTGAGCATGACCGATCCTGGCCCGTCGGCTTCCCATGCCTTCACTTGGCTGCGGTCCTCGCCCGACGCGTAATAGGCCCGGACGCCTCCCGCGCGCAATAAGGCCTGCATCTTCTCTGCCGTGGCGCAGAGCGGAGTAAAGATCATCGTCTTGCGATCGTGCGGGATTGCGGCGGCGATCTGCGGCAGGTACGGATCCAGCGCGTTCCCGAGATCCGCATCGTTGAAATCGCCGGCGGTAATGCGAACGGCCGACAGATCGATCCGGAGCGGGACCGTCCGGGCCTTGATCCGGCATAGATACCCATCCGCGATCGCCTGGCGCAGACCGTACTCGAAAGCGATATCCTCGAAAAACTTTCCGAGGTTCCGTTTGTCTCCGCGGTCAGGCGTGGCAGTAACGCCTAGCACCCGCGCGTCGAACCAGGCCATCACGCGCTGGTAGCTGTCACTCAGGCAATGGTGGGCCTCGTCCACGATCACCGTGTCGTAGTAGTCGCGCTGAAATCTTTCCAGCCGCTCCGGCCGCATCAGCGTCTGCACGCTGCCCACCGTCACATGGAAGAGCGAATCCGCGGCCGTCTCGTCCGCTTTCTCGATTGCGGCGGAGAGTCCGGTAGCAGCCTGCAACTTATCCGCCGCCTGGCGGATCAGCTCGTCGCGATGCGCCAGGATCAGCACGCGGTTGCCCTGCTCGACCTCATGTCGGGCTACGTGGGCGAATACGATTGTTTTGCCCGTCCCCGTGGGGAGCACGAGTAAGGTGCGCTTGAATTGCTGCCACGACCGGTAAATTCCGTCAAAGGCGGCGGACTGGTACGGACGTAAGTTCACAGGTGGTACCTCCTTATGAATTCCATGGCTCACGGAAGGGAGCCCCGTGTCCCTGATTACTCATGTACCGGGCGGAGCCATGGAAAGGGTTAAGCAAAACTGACTTCTTCTTCCGGCTCCCGACGCGCGGACACGACACCATCCTCGATCACGATCTGACACTCGTCCCCGCGGCTGACGCGCGTCGTGATCGCCTGCAGGCCCTCCGCCTGCAGCCACGACGCGAACTCGCGCAGAGTCGTCAGGTCCATTTGTTCCGCCTTGTCGATCAACACGAAACCGCAGGCAGGGTTCAGCTTCCGCACGATCGCCGTTGCCACCCGGAGCTGGTCCGCGCCGGACATGCAGTCCCATGCCTGCCCGCTGTAGGTCAGTACTCCGCCCTCGACGCTGAGCCCATCCAAGGGCATTGCGGCGCCGTTGAGCAGGTCGCGCATCTCCGCCTGATTCGCCTCGATCTGATGCGAGAAGGCCCTGTATTCCTCGGCATAGCCTTCCGCTTCCGCCAGGGCTTTCTCGCGTTCCATGTTTTTGCGGACCTCCGCGTTCGTGTCTTCGATCTGGGCCAGCCGCTCCTTGATCGCCGTCACGTCTTCGTCCTGAACCGCGGCGGCGGCCGTGAGCGCCGCCTGCAACTCCGCCTGCATCCGGGTCAGTTCGGATTGCCGTTCGAACAATTCCGTCTTCGCGTCCTTCAGGCGTCGTTCCAGTTCAGCGACCGCATCCTCGACCGCCTTGACCCTGGCTTCCTGGTTGCGCACGTTGCCGGCGTAGGCCTGCGCCTTCGTCCGGATCTCCCGGTTCTTTGCGTTCTGGCCGACCTTCCGCTCCAGCTCCGCCATGATATCGCTGGGCGTCAGCATCTCAGTCCCCACCTCGGCGTTGTACGGCAGAGCCTCCGCGTGATGCTTCGCGCGGTCGCGCAGGCGGCCGACTTGCTCACGTTCGCCATAAAGCTGCTTGTGCTTCTCCTCGTAGGGCGTCAGGTCCACCCCAATGATCTGCAGCAGAGTCTTGGTCTTCTCCTTGTCCGAAGCCTGCAGGAACTTGCCCAGGGAAAGCGCGAATTCACTCACGAATTCATTGAGCAGCATCTGCCCGCCCTTGCTTCCGGCCGGGTCAGTCACCTTCAGGTAGCTGCCCTTGCCGGTGAACGCCCTGGTCACCACCAGACCGTTGGAGAGGGTCACCGTCACCTGCCCCTTGTCGGACCCGTCCCGGACCGCCCGGGTCGGCGTGAACTTCTCCCCGCCCAGCGCGGCCATGATGGCATCCAGCACGCTCGTTTTGCCCTGGCGATTGTCTCCGCCGATCACCGTCAGGCCCGTCTCCGCCGGCTCCAGGTGTACCGCATGAACCCGCTTGACGTTCTCGATATCAAGTCCCGTGATCCGCACGGGATCCAGATGCTTCTGGTTCCTCATCCGAAACTCGCCTCCTCTCCACCCAGATCATCAGCCTTTGGCGCCGGGAGCCATTCCTTGACCTTATTGGATTCCGCCTCTTCCCCGTCTCGGCGCGTCCAGGTCTCCACGCCCAACCGGCACCGACCCGTAGCGCCCAGCACGCCGTTGTCCCAGTCAATCCGGCCGGTCTGTCCGGGGATCAGGTGTCCAATGGCCTCACCGAAATCACGAATGCGGAACATCGCCGCGTCGGTGAAGGTCAGGTTTTCGTGCACATACGTGCGCCGTCCGTCGTCCGCCGTGCAGATCACATCGAGCCGCGCCATGGCGAACCCCCTCGAGCTGCGGTCCTTGAGGAACTTCTTCACCTCGAAGGCACATTCCGTGCCGTCCGGCAGTACCACAAATTCACTGCGTCCCTGATCCGGTCGAATCTCGCTGTCCCAGTCGAGTTCGTTTTCGTTCTGTTCCCTGTCTGACTCTCGGTTCACTTCGCTCTCCCTTCCCTGATTCCGTTTACGATCAGATCCCAATTGCGTTTCTGTGTTTTAGCGTCCGTCCCCTCCAACATCGCCGTCGCCAGTTTGCCCGACAGCGTGTGAATCGTTTGTGTTCCGGCGATCAAGCCGCGCTTGCGCAGGTAGGCCGTCAACTCGTCCGGACTGATGTTGGTCTGCTTCATCCGGTCATAGAGCGCCCCATGAAACGCCGTCCCGTCGCTCGGCTGCGGGGTAGGCGGCCGCGCCGGCGGAGCGGCCGCCTTCGGCAGCGGACTCTCGCCCGGCTGAATTTCCCGGCCGTCATACGCGCTGCGCAGATTGCCGGGCTGGGGCGTAGCGGCCGGAGTGGGCGTAGCGGCTTTCTTCGGCGCTATGGGCGGTGGCGTGTCGGAATCCCCGTCATCCATGCCGGAGTAGGGCAGGATGACCATTTGGGTCAGGGCGTATTTGTACGCGGCCGTCATGGCCTTATTGGCGGCCTTGTCGCCGCTGTCCATTCCCTCCCCGACCGTCGTGATGAACTCGCGGCTCCCGTCGTCTCCGGACACGAAGGCAAACCTCACCTTCAGAATCCGGTAGATCAGCGTTCCCCCCTTTTGGGTTTGCCGTTCCTCCGCCTTGTCCTCCAGGACCTCGGGGAGGATAAACACCTTGTGCTTCGCGAAAATGGGATGGAACAGGTCCATCACATCCTCGATCTTGCGGAAGTTAAAACCCTGCTGCGAATTGCGGCCATCCTTGCCGACCGCGTCCACGTCGGCCATGATCGCCGCCAGTTGCCCACATATGCGCGATCCGCTTTCACTGTTGCTGTTTTTTTGACTCATATTCTCCTCTCCTTCCATCCGTTGGTTGAACTCTTACACCACGTTGTTGTGCTCTCTCGATTGCCTGCATCCACATGCGATGCAGCGCGTACCACTTGCGACAGTTGTCCTTGAACTTCCCGCTTTGCGTCGGGTTATCGCGTTCCTGGCGCAGCCACCATTCCGCCTTGTCGGAGTGGAATACGGCCGCAGACAACAAGGGGTTATATGTCACGGAAACTTCCGCTCCTTGGCTGGTTTCACCCCAACACCAGCGTTGATGGTCACGATCAACTTGCCTCCGCAGTAGGGGCAGAAAGCGAAGTTATGTTCCGCTTTGTCGTCACTATCCCTCTGGCGCTGCATGATGACGCGGAAGTCACCGCACTTGACGTAGTAGCCCCCGTCTCCGTCACGCTTCCACTCGCACACCTTGGCGCTCAAGAACAGGGGGGTTTCCTCTCCGTTTTTTCTCATGGTGATCTGTGGTGTGTTGGACATGCTCAGTCCTCCCCGCGCACGGCACGCAACTCGTCCTCATCCGGATCACCGATTAGGCTATCCGCGCCGCCGATCAGGGAACGTTGAGAGCCATCCAGCCCAATCCGCGCCGCCGCAGCCCGGAGCACAGCCAGTCTGTTCGCCTTGATCTGCTCCGGTGTCAGCGGTTTCAGCGCGGGCGTC